TTGCACACATCATGAAGAAGCAGGAAGACAATGGGTTTAAACTCAATGAGAAAGAAGCTATCTCTTTGTTGGCTACGCTTAAGGATCGGATGGCTTTTATCACTGACCACTTGCAAAATATATTTCCTCCGATTGTGGAGAAGCGTTGGTCAGAGAAGACAGGCAAGCGTCTCAAAGACGGGGTTACCGTATTCAATGTGGGGTCACGTAAGCAAATCGCAGAGCGTCTTCAGGAGCGTGGCGTTGTGTTTACTAAGAAGACTGAGAAAGGCAGTATCATAGTTGATGAGGGTACACTCAAGGGTATTGATCTACCTGAAGCACAACTAATTGCTGAGTACCTGATGATACAGAAGCGTGTCGGGTTGCTTGAGTCATGGATTGATAACGTCAAGGATGACGGTAGGGTACATGGTAGAGTGATCACTAACGGTGCTGTGACTGGACGCATGACACACCATAGTCCCAACATGGGACAGATACCTAGTGTCAACAGTGAGTATGGCTCAGAGTGTCGAGCATTGTGGACTGTCGAGGATGGTAAGGTATTAGTTGGTACTGACCTTTCGGGGATCGAGTTGAGATGCTTATCGCATTACATGCAAGACGAGGAATGGCAAGAGGAATTATTGAATGGAGATATCCATCAGAAGAACGCTGATGCCGCAGGCATTACGAGACCGCAGGCTAAGACTCTCATCTATGCAACCCTTTACGGCGCGGGACCCGCAAAGATTGGTAGTATTGTCGGGGGAGGTGCGCGTGAAGGGCAAGAGGTCTTGTCGCGCTTTTATGCTAACACCCCTGCGTTATCAAGACTCATGGAAAAAGTTAAGAAAGTGGCGAGCAAAGGGTACGTACCCGGGTTGGATGGTAGAAGAATCATTGTTAGATCTGAGCATGCCGCGCTCAACAGCCTCCTTCAAGGTTGTGGGGCTATCATTGCAAAGCAGTGGTGTATTGAAGCACACAAACAATTCAGGCGATTTCGCTTACCTGTGCGGCAAGTTGCATTTGTACATGATGAAATTCAAATTGAAACATCGGAGAGAGATGCTCAAGATGTTGCAATGTGGATGACTACTTCTGCGACACACGCAGGAAAAGTCTTGGGGTTTCGGTGTCCTGTTGACGCTGAAAGTAAAATAGGTAACAATTGGTTTGACACACACTGATTAGTTGTGTTATAATATATGTTCATTTACTTCCTATGGAGAAAAGTATGAGTGAAGTATTTAAGATTCAGGACATTGAGTTGTACTGGCCTAGCCTCTATGAGATCAACCCAACGTCTAAACGGTATCAGGTCGATTTAGTAAACCTCAACGCTAAACAAGTTGAGAAGCTTGAGAGTCTTGGTATTGAAGTGCGCACCAAGGATGATGAGCGTGGGTTCTTTGTGACCTGCAAGTCTAACTATGAGATTCCTGCTTACACTACAAGTGGTGAAGCTTTACCTCGCAACATTAAAGTAGGTAATGGTTCTCGCGGTACTGTAATGGTCTCACCTTATGCATGGAAGGGACCAACAGGTAACAAGGGTGTCTCTCTTGGTGTCAAGAAGCTGATCGTCACAGAGCTTAATGAATACGTTGAGTCTGATGATAAGTACGAGGATGTAGAAGTACTGTGATCGCACTGATTGATGGTGATATTCTCTGTTACCGCATAGGATTTGCAACACAAGAGGAGTCTCAAGATGTGGCTATCAGGACGATGGCCGCGTTCCTTGAAGATTTAGTTATGTTTGATCTTGATGTTGGGGAGTGGAAGACTTATCTAACTGGCTCATCCAACTATCGACATGACTACGCCATCACAGCCCCTTACAAAGGTAACCGTAAGGGTGAGAAGCCTACGCATCATGGACTGTTGCGTGAGTATCTTGAATTATCATGGAATGGTAAAGTGTATGAAGGGATTGAGGCTGATGATGCTATTGCAATTGACGCAACAACATATGGAGATGACAGCATCATCGTGTCTCTTGACAAGGATTTCGATCAAGTGCAAGGATGGCACTACAACTTTGTAAAGAAGGAGAAGTACTACGTTACAGCCGATGAGGGACTGCTAAACTTTTATATGCAGTTCCTTGTTGGTGACCGGATTGATAACATCATTGGTGTCAGAGGTATTGGACCAGTCAAAGCACGTAAGTTGTTAGAGGATAAGACAGCGCAAGAGATGTTTGATGTTTGTGTTGAAGAGTTAGGTAGTGAAGAGCGTGCAATAGAGAATGGAATTCTTTTGTACCTACAAAGAAAACCAGATGAGATATGGAGTCCGCCTAGTGAAAACGCAGTCAGCTAAATCTAAAGGACGTAAGCTACAGCAATGGACCCGTGATCGAGTACTGGAGACGTATCCACATTTGGAGGAGGATGATGTCAGAAGCACAAGTATGGGTGTTAGCGGCAGTGATCTTCAACTCAGCCCTTTGGCTAGCAAGTCTTTCCCGTTCGATGTCGAATGCAAGTCGCTTGCGAGAGTTGGAGTCTATCGTTATGTTGACCAGTGCAACAATCGAGGCGATGCACAGCCGCTTGTCATCGTTAAAGAAAACAGAAGAAGACCACTCGCAGTCGTTGATGCAGAGTACTTCTTTGAATTACTGAGGAATCAGAAATGAAACACATGGTCATACCTGACACGCAAGTGAAGCCGGGACATCCGACAGATCATCTGCGTTGGGCAGGAGAATATGCCGTTGAGAAGAAGCCTGATGTGATTGTGCATATTGGTGATCACTTTGATCTACCTAGTCTGTCTACTTATGATGTAGGTAAGAAGTCTTTCGAGGGTAGACGCTACATCAATGACATCAATACAGGCGTTGAGGCAATGCAAGAGTTCCTTGATCCTATTCGTAAGGAACAGGAGAGACTCAAGCGTAACAAGGACAAGCAGTGGAACCCTCGTTTAGTATTTACATTAGGTAACCATGAGTATCGTATTGCTCGTGCTATCAATGCAGATCCTAAGCTAGAAGGACTGATGTCGTTTGATGATCTGTACTTAACAGAGATGGGATGGGAGGTCTATGATTTCTTACAACCTGTGGTTATTGATGGTGTTTGTTACAGCCATTACTTTGTTTCTGGTGTTATGGGAAGACCAGTGAGTTCTTCTAATGCACTGATCAACAAGCAACACATGAGTTGTGTAATGGGTCACGTACAGGATCGTAGCATCTCTTACGCTAGACGGGCTGATGGTAAGCGCATCACTGGATTGTTTGCAGGTATCTACTATCAACATGATGAGGACTACTTGAATCCACAGACTAACGGATCATGGTCTGGTATCTGGATGTTACATGAAGTGATTGAAGGGACGTTCGATGAGATGCCAGTGTCTATCAATTATTTAAGGGAGCGATATGCCTGACTTACATGATATGGCGCGTGAGTATCAACTTGGCGGTACACACTACACCGACAAAGATATACAGCCTTGGGATGCAATGCAGTCATGGATGACTGAAGAGCAGTTTAAAGGATTCTTAATTGGTAATGTGATCAAGTACATCGCTCGCTTTCAGGACAAGGGTGGTGTATTAGATTTGCAAAAGTGCAAACATTATCTTGACAAACTGATTGAAGTATGGTAAAATAGATGTTTACGCTTGAAGAAATTAAGGATAAGCTCAAGCAGTTGGATGAGGTAACTCTGATGGAGACGTTAGAGATTACCTCAGAAGACTTGGTAGATCGGTTCGCTGATCGTATTGAAGAAAAACAAGATACACTGGAGAATGATTTCGATGACTCAACACCTTGGGATAACGATTGATTATGAAAGAGACAATCGCCTTAGTGATCAAGCAAGCACGCTCATGCGTGACTACTATATGCTTGAGCATGAGGAGTCTCCTCAACAGGCTTTCGCTCGTGCGGCAGTGGCCTACTGCTATGGGGATCTGGACTTGGCACAACGTATTTATGACTATGCCTCAAAAGGTTGGTTCATGTTTGCGTCACCTGTCCTCAGCAATGCCCCAGAACCGAATGGAAAGATTGGTGGGTTGCCTATTAGCTGTTTCCTTACTTACGTGGGGGACAATCTTGATTCTCTTATTGAACACAATGGGGAGGTAGCATGGCTTTCCGTAAAGGGCGGAGGTGTGGGTGGGCACTGGTCAGACGTGAGAGGAGTGAGCAACAAAGCTCCGGGACCGATCCCATTCATGAAAGTAGTGGACGCTCAGATGACAGCGTACAAGCAAGGGAAGACACGGAAGGGAAGCTACGCGGCGTACCTAGACGTAAGTCATCCTGACATCGAGGAGTTTATCTCCTTCAAGGTAGCGACTGGTGGCGACATCAATCGCAAATGTTTTAATCTTTTTAATGCAGTGAACATCACTGACGCTTTTATGGAGGCGGTAATCAATGATACAGAATGGAA